CTCTATAAAAAATATCATTTTGTTGAAATTGAGAGGTATTAAAATAATCATACCAGCTCTGGCTGTATTGAGAAATCTTCTCTAAATCTTCATTATCAAGATCCGGATCTATTTTTATTAATTCGCTTATTCCTACAGTTTTAATTTCTCCCCAATAAAAGCAATCTTTAAAGTGAGGATCTTCGGTATAACTATAAACAACATTTGCAGGATCAACATAAGAAACTTTTACTCCTGCTCCAGGAAGAAACTCATGTTTAGCTATACCAATTCCTATAACCATCTGATCATAGTCTATTCTTTTTCGTATATCCTCATAATGATTTTCAGAAAACATAGTATCTATAGCTTCTTCTTCAGCAATTTCTATTGCAGGCTTATAGTTTAAGTTCATATATAAAGAAAGCTCTTCATCAGTAGCGGGAAGTTCATCCGGATCCATAACAAACGGATCAAATCCAGTGCTTTCTTGTATTGCAGATAACACAGGTTTAGCTGCCATTTGACCCTCAATCATTTGTTGATACTTACTTCTTTTAGATTGAGACAATGCATCTTGAGCATATGCCTTAACCTTAAATATCCTGTCAGACATTCCGTTTACTACAACGTCAACAAATTTAGGAAGGATTGGAACTGGTGTCCAGTCAAGGTTCAAGTAAGACAAGTCTCCGTCTACAGCTAACTCATTTTTATATTTAGCTACAGACTGCTCGCCACGAGCGTATAATCTTAATCGATTAAAGTCTCTCCACTGACTGTAGTATCTACACCCATTAGAGTCTTTTCTAAACCATTCGTACTGTATTGCTTGACCTATCTGTATTCCAAATTCTTCAGTTGCTTTCTCTGCATCTGAAACAAATTGACTAGGAAAACCTGCAGCCGATATGTTTACATTTACCTCTTTCATCTATCTTAGTAATTCACTGATTGACCCTTTGTTATTGTATCTAGCAAAGGTAACACTTATTTTTGACTGTTTTTGTTCGGGCTGATACGAGCTCTTCTGATTAGCCATAATAGCTAACCCTGAGCTAATAGAAGCATCAAACTTTGTTCTATTGTTAATATCAAATCTAGCCCAATCCTCAAGAGTTCTAGCGAAAGGCATTGAACCCATCTCATCAGAATCTCTATATGCACCACTCATATCTATACCGACATGCTTCTCTATGTAAGACTCAATAGCTGAGGCGTGTGATTGCTTTACATCCTCAGATGAGTTAGGTATTCCTCCTAGCTCTTTCTCTGTTTTTGAGAGCTTGTTAAATACCTTGTCAGGCCTGTTCATTGAGTACCCTCTGTAACCTCTATTCTTAAAGTGATACAGTAGCCTTGGCTTGTTGTTCTCACAAAGAAGCGGCATGCCATAGAATATACACGCCATCAAAACCTCCTCAAAGAATATCTCTGCAGTCTGTGGCCTAGCTATGTACTCTAAAAAAAATTCATTGCTAGGAGCTTCATCCATGTTAAACTTAGTAAGCCCATGCAAAGAACCGTTAGACCCTTTACCACCTACAGTTCCTGATATATCATAGGAGTCACACCCAAATGAACCTATATGCTCATTGCCCGGGTACTTGTTACCTCTCTTGCTTACAGACCTGTTCTGAAGATTCTTATTAGGAATCCAACTTATCAAGAACCTACCACGAGTGTCGGGGCTAAATACAACCTCAGTATCCTTTACCCCTCCCTTCCAATGAAATGAGCCACGAGTTACGTGGTGCTCTGTAATCAATGAATCGTTATAGTCTATCTGTTGGTATATTTTAGTGAGGTTAAACAACGACGACTTGCTCTCATCTCTAAAAGCGTGCGACTCTGTTCTAGGAAACTGTCTATAGAATTCATTTAAAGCGTCAGCGTCACTTTTAAGTGACTCAACCTCAGCTTCCCAATAATCTACAGCCCCATTACTTATCATCTCACCATCCACCCCTAACACAGGTTTGTTAGGTTTTTTAAATACAGGCATCCCGTATCTATCAATAAAACCCTCCATATTCCATTCCATAGGAATAAACAATGCGTACATACCACTCTTAGTCTGCCCGTTGGCATTCCTAGTGTTTACATCAGAGTCTTCGTAAAGTTTCTTGAAGTTACTACCACCCTTAGATAGTGCGTTTGACGTAGAGCCCATCATGCACTTACCGATAATCTTACTACCCAAACGTAAACACGTTTTTGTTACGCGCCAATTGTTTAAGATATTATTTGGCTTAATCCACTTACCGCTCTCATCGTGTACTAGTAGTAATAGTTTCTCACCATCATACGAGTTGTCATCCGTATTCTTCCAATCTATTGTAGTGTCCAACCCCTCAAGCTCCTCAGCTTCAGTGTCGTACATATTCTTTTTAGTAATCTTAGACGCAGGGATTCTAAAAGCAAGCTCTGTCTTTGGCTTGTCCATACCGTCCATGATTGGCTTGAAGAAAAAAGGTAGCCTGCTGTTGATAGGAACAACCTTGTCGGTAAACATTTTCTTAGCATCAGAACCTGTCTTAGATAGTATACCTACCCTAGAATCTTTTGCTAGCGTACCTGTGTTCACAGCCTCTGAGGACCCCATAAATGAAAATCCTGAACGCCTTATCTTAAGGTATGTCATACCAAAAGAACGCCTGTCAGCCTTTGATGCCTCCCAAAAAATAAAGAATATCCTGTTAGCTTCTCGATAGTCGGGATAACCTACATCTATACTAGTCCATTGAAGATACATATAGTGTGAACCTGTTATGTAGGTCGGGTCACCATGATTCATGAACCAATGACCCTCCTCCCTTCTATCAAACTCAGACTCTATATAATCAACCCATCTATCCTTAAAGGGTGATGGCATCTCATTCCATTGAAATATAGAGTTTATTTTCTGCAGTTCTTTTGGAAACTCTTCACGCTCCCAATACTGCTGTGATTTTGCGCTATGCCTTTTATGGCAATCCTTAGGTGCAGGCGGTAACCCTATTCTTAGTCCTGAGATTTCAACAACCTCACCTACCTGCCCTGTCTTAGAAATGTTTACAAAGTCATACTCCTCGTTGTACCCATACAACCAACTTCGGCTACCATTCTTTTTTGATAGTGGCCTTGATGGTATGTAATCGGGGATAACACGATATAAGTTATTTTGACCTTCGTTCTGCAAATCCTTGTTTAGTATCTGTTCTATTAGGGCCCTTAGATTCTATATCTAAAGTTTCCTGCTCGCTATCAATTCTTTTTAATATCTCAAAAGCATCGAATATAGAAAGCTTCTTTGATGCCGCTGCGTTTTTCAATTTATCTGCCGCAAGCTCATCCATAGGGTCGGGCTTAATAATGTCCTCCTTTGCAACTTTAATTAGTTGCTTGACAGCTTTATATCCCGCCTCTATAATTTCTTTACGTAAATCTTTTGATTCCATACTATAGCTTCATGGTTACCTGATGGTCGAATACTCTATAAAGGGTTTTATCATCTACCTTAAACTCATACTCGCTATCAGGGCTAAAGGTAACCAAGTCACCTTCCTTTATATCCTTTGACTTTAAGTAATCGTTAGGGTACTTAACGCGTCCTATTAAAGGTTCGTACTTGCAGGACTTATCTATAAAAGTCTCTACTACAGCTACGGGCTCTATAAAACAAAACCTATCGTGGCTATTCCACTTACCATCCTGCTTGTATAAATAAAATTGGTCGTTATCTACAAAGAATAAATCATCCTTAAAGTAACTCTTACCACTCTTACGCCTACCCTTCATGTCGTTGTAAAACTTAAACACGTTGTGGTGTACTAGTAAGGTGTCACCAATCTTTATGTTCCCTGTATATCCTACAGGCGTCTCAACAACAATTGCCTCTCGGTTAGAGAACTTATGGTCTTCCTCGGAGGTACTAACCACAAACTCCATACCGCCAATGCTTTTGGTGTTGTTGTATCTCTTCCCTTCTAAAGGGCGTACAATAAAATTAAATGGAGACTTCATTACGACCCACAGGCTTCACAGTCCTCATCATCAATGCTGCAAGCATCAGGCTGTTCTTGGTCTTCTAAGTTGTTTACCCACGAATCAAACGTATCTTTTGCTGACTCTTCTGATTTCTTAAGTTGCTCTAAAGCATCTTTTTGGTCTTCGCTCATCTTAAAAATTTATATTGTACTCGATTGAAATTGGCATATTTGAGTTGAACTCTTTCCAAAGAAGAATCTCGTCCTCCCTTTGAATCCAAACCTTTATAGATTGAGAATCCTTATCCTGCTGAATAAGGTGTATCTTGTGAGAGTTGTTAAGTATATCCTGACCTACAAGGTAGTGCATAGCTCCCGACTTGTAGTCGGGGCCTACAGATATTTTTCTAATATCCATAACCCTAGAATGTTGCTATAGCTACTCTTTTCCAAGTGTCAGTAGCTGTGCAGATATACAAGTGCGTAGCGTCTGAAGCAAATTGACCCCTAACACCTGTTGATGTTGCAGTAGCAGGCACAACAGAATCGTTAAACTTCTGCATAACATCTTGCAAACTAAAGTTTTTAGTTTCATTATTACTAGATGCAACAGTACCTATTACCTTGTCTGTAAATAAGGGTGGTGAGTTAAAGTATGTGCTAATTTTTGGCATATCTTATTTTTTTTCAGAAGGCTTTACCTCCCCGGTTTTCATATCTATAACTGAGTCTTGACCGTACTTCTTTATCAATAAATCCTCGAAAGATTTTGACTCCTTCTGAATCATTGTAACCTGCATCATTAAAGCTTGCTGACGTAAGACAGTTTCTCCCAACTGCATCTTACATTCATTGTACTTCTTCATAGACTCTTGTAGCGTGTCTAACTCTTGTTGTTCTAACTTTTTCATTTGATTTAATTTAGTACAGCAAAGATACAAATTAATTTTTCATGGTTTACTTTTTTGAAGAGCCACCAAAGAAGAAATCAATTATCGTATTTACCTTACTACTCATAGCACCAAACACCGTACTAATAAATCCTATCTCGTAATCTGAAAGCTCTAGTGTGTTAAGCACAAAGTACTTAAACATCGTGTAAGACAAAAAGAAATAAGCTACGGTAAATATTATTGCTAATACCTTCTGTATAATAGCATCATCTTTATATATCTCTCGTGCACTATCTCGGTCTTTAACCTCGAGGGCAAACATATCTTTTTCATGCTCCTTAACAACCTTTTCAAATTGTTGCTTAAGTTGGATTCTTTCTTCATCTGTAGTAACTACCTCATCTATTATGTTAGTAGCTTGTCCTACTAGACTTTGTATAATTGTTTTTATCATAATGCTTTTATGTTGTCGCTTGGGTGTCTGTAAGCCGTCTTGTTGTTGTCGTCCTTATAAGCCTCTAACACCTGCTTACGGTTTTTAGTATCACTGTAAGATATATGAATCCACGAGAAATCAAACTCATTAATCATTTGGTCGAACTCAATATCGTTATCTAGAATATAGTCGTAAATTTTTTTATTATCCATCTGACCTTTTGACCAATGTTGGATGTCCACCGCTTGACCCTTACAATGCTGACTGCGAGAGCTTCCGCCAATCGCCTCATTGAGTGTCGGGTTGCGATAACCACTACTAACCCTGATAGCACCAACCCCATCACGAACAGGCTGTACCACACCTCTGATAAGGAGTTGGAGATTCTTAAGATGGTCTTTCGTAGGTTCATTCTTTATCCCTAATCTTTTAGCTGTATTGCTATGTGTTATTTCAGACAATACAAAGTTCTTACTTAATCTCATCTACTTGATTTTTTGCTTGAGTTATTTCTAATTCTTTGACTACAGTTCTAAGATAGTCTACGTCTTTTTGAAGATACGAAATTCTAAGGTC